TTTAATACTCTGTAAGAAAATGCTTTTAGTTTTTCTGCAAGCTCATCTAAGTTTCTATAACCAACTACAATCTGTACAGATCTACCACCAAAGTTAGCTGTTCTCATTACAGCGTATCTGGTTCTAAATGTATAATAAGACTCATGACCTAATAGACCAGGGCTCAGGAATTCACATTGTTTATATAAATCTAATGGTGATTTAGTTACAGGAGAACCTGTAAGTATTCTAGTATAACTAGCCTCTCTACCTAATGCACAAATATTTTTTGTACGCTTAGCTTCTGGGTTTTTAATTGTAGTAGACTCATCAATAGCCATTAAGGTTCTATGTGATGATAAAAATTTAGCTGCAAAGTCTACACCTTTTTTAGTTGATAGTGCTTCAACATTCATGATTAATATGTGTAGATCTTCACCTGTTTCAAACAAACTATTTAATGCTGCTGTTTGTTTTTTTGTAATTAGTGGTTGCCATAATACAGATTTATATTCTATGTGATCAACAATGTGTGTAGGTATCTCACCTTCATACCAGTTTTTTACTACACCTTTCGGTGCCACAATTAGAACACCATTGATCTTACCATTGTCATAAAGCATAGATATATTATCTATTAATACTTTAGATTTACCTGTACCCATTTCCATAAACAAACCAAAGTATTTTCTTTGCCATGACATTTCTAATGCCTTAACCTGATGGTCGTACGGCTTAGTCTTAAATTTATAATTCATAATTTTTCTTCTTTCTAGTTGACATCTATATAAACATAATTATATTGTTTGTCAATGTCAGAAAGAATAGTTTATTTAATACAGGACGTACCTGGTACAAAAGCTGGAACACCTAAAATAAATATTGTAGGTGCTATGGAATACGGTGAAGTAAAATCGTTGTTACCAGAACTCTCTCAAATAATTTTTTCACCTGGACCATTAATTTTTAAGTTAAGAAAACTTTTAAAAGATTTTAAACCAGATGATTATTTATTATTAACAGGTGATCCGGCGATCATAGGTGTTGCATGTTCTATTGTATCTGATATTACAAATGGAAAATACAATTTGTTAAAATGGGATAGACAAGAAAGAAAATATTATCCTATATCAATTAACTTATACGAGAAAGGAAAAGTAAATGACAATTGATTTTGAACAAGACCAACGAGAAGATTTAGATTCGGTTAACGATGCTAAATCATTATCTGATCAAGTCGTAAAACTAAAAACATTAGAAGACGATTTGTTACAAAAAGAAAACGAATTAAAAAAAATAAAACAACACATCGAAATAGTTTCTGGTGAGGTTATTCCTACCATGATGCAAGAGATGAATATCTCTACATTGAAACTAGCCGATGGTTCTTCAGTTGAAGTAAAACCAGTTTATGGTGCTTCTATTTCTGCAAGTAAGAAAGAAGAAGCGTATACATGGCTTCGAGAGAACGGCCTAGGTGATCTTATTAAAAATGAGGTTACAGTTTCCTTTGGTCGAAACGAAGATAACAAGGCTAGCAGTTATGCTATCCTTGCGCAAGGTCAAGGGTACGAACCTGTCCAGAAGTTAAAGGTCGAACCTATGACACTTAAAGCATTGGTCAGAGAGCGTCTAGAGTCTGGACAAGAGATGCCCTCTGATCTTTTTAATGTGTTCACGGGAAACAGAACAAAAGTAACAAGGAGTAAATAAACATGAACCAAGTAGCAGAGAAAAAGACTGCACCACTTCCAGCAAATATGTTTGAAGATGATGCAGCAAAAGGTCTAGGCAAAATAGGTCAAGAAGATCTAGCTTTACCTTTTCTAAAAATCCTAGGACAACTTTCACCAGAAGTTAATAAACGTGATGGTAAGTATGTTGAAGGTGCAGAACCCGGAATGATTTTTAATTCCGTAACTGGAGATCTATACGACGGAGTAAAAGGCATAGACGTAGTTCCGTGTTTTTACAAACTCGAATACATCGAATGGAAAGATAGAGGAGAAGGACCAGGTGCACCAGTTGCAATCTATGATTCTTCATCTGATATTATGTCCAAAACAAAAGCAGATGCAAACTACAAAGATAGATTACCTAATGGTAATTATATTGAGAAGACAGCATCTCATTTTGTTATTATCATGGGAGATAGTCCATCAACAGCATTGATATCTATGAAGTCTACTCAATTAAAAATTAGTAGAAAATGGAACTCGATGATGTCGGGAATAAAGTTGAACGGTAAGAACGGAATGTTTACACCGGCATCTTTCAGCCACATTTACAAACTAAAGACTACACAAATGTCTAACGATAAAGGCACTTGGTTTGGTTGGGAAGTTAGTAAAGTTGGTCCTATAACTGATCAATCCTTATATGGTCAAGCCAAAGCATTTAGTGAAAATATTTCTAAAGGAAATGTAAAAGCTAAACATGGCGAAGACAAACCAAAGGAAAGCATTATCTAATTCTCTAAGAGAATGAGTGCACAGTGTGGGCCAATTGGGAGACTGAGCGGCCCACAGATACAGTTATGGAAAAAAGATATATAGAATATTTTAATGGATACAGACTTGCTTATGGTGTCGCTGACTTCGAACATCCAGATGCTTACGTAGACCAAGAAAACGGTAAAAAGAAACCGGTATATAGATGGAACTACGAAGATCTTACAGAAGAAGTTTATCAAGCACACTTAGAAGGTAAGCTATCAATAGGAATTCAGCCTTGTAATGAAAACTCGGAAGTAAAATTTGGTGTCATAGATATAGATCCAAAAGACTATGACAGTTTTGACAAGAAATTTTTTCTAGAAAAAATTCAGGAATACAATCTACCTTTAATACCAGTAGCATCTAAAAGTGGTGGACTACATTTATTTATATTTATGAAAACTTTTACAAGTGCATCTGTTGTAAAATCTTTTTTAAGTAACTTACTACCAACATTTAAACTAAAACCAGATTGTGAAATATTTCCAAAACAAACTCAACTAACAAAAGATGATGAGACAGGACAGCTACGTCCAGGTCAATTTATAAATTTACCATACCTAGGGGGTAACCAACGGCAAGCTATCAATGTCGATGGCACGACGTTTACTCTTGACCAGTTTATGCAGGTTATAGAGGCAAACCTGGTAGACAAAGAAAGACTGAAAGATATTACCGACTCCATAGAAAAACAAGACATGCAAGGTGTTGATGAAGACTTTAGTGATGGTCCACCATGTTTAGCAATACTATCAAAACTTACAGCAGACCCAGACTTCGATGGCAAAGATAGATTTATGTACAACTACCATGTATTTATGAAAATGAAATTTGCAGACAACTGGCAACAGAAAGTAAAAAATGCACCGGTCAAATATTTTTCTGGTGAACATGCAAACGCATGGGATGACAAAGTATTAAATGCAAAAGTAAAATCATGGAACAGAAGTACAAAAGGTTATACCTGTACACAGAGTCCTATCAGCGAGTATTGTAAAAAAGGTATTTGTGTTAAGAAAAAGTATGGAGTCTTAGCAGGATCAAAAGGTTCTTATCCTGTACTAACAAACTTAAAAAAAGTAGACCTAGATCCAGAACCGGAATATGAATTTGATGTAACCAAACCAGATGGTATTGGTACAGCCACAGTGCATTGTAGAAATGTAGAACATCTAAACGATCAACGTAAACGTAGAAACTCAATAGCAAAAGCTGCAGGATTCTTACCACCATTAATCAAAGGGGACCAAGAACAAACAGTAATGGATGCGTTATATGCAACACAAAAGATAGTACATCCACCAGTAGGCACATCACCAAAAGAAAAATTACATGACGTACTACATGCAAAAATAAATGGACCAAGAGCTACAAGTGATGCAGCATTTAAAACTGGATCTGTATTGATAGAAAATGACATGGCATATTTTAAGTTTGATAAATTCTTTGACAAACTAAGATCTAAAAACTGGAAGTATACAGAAGACAAGACAGGTAGAATGATGCAGGTAACTTATAAAGATTGTCAGATAGAATTTTTAGAACAGAAAAGATACCCATCAAAAGAATCTGGTAAATATAATTCATCTACTAAGAATGTAGTGCAGATAGATATAAAAGCATTTGAAGAAGTACCAATACATCATACAAAAATAAAACATAACACGGAGATAATGTGATCAGTAGAAAACTATTCGGGCCTCCGGGAACAGGGAAAACAACCAAGTTATTAAGTTATGTAAAAACATTTCTTAAACTTGGTACACCTATTGATAAGATAGGATACTTTGCATTTACAACTAAAGCAGCTAACGAAGCTATTGATAGAATGTTAGATTATCATACAGCTTTTGGCAGAAAAGATTTAAAATATTTTAGAACCTTACACTCACTAGCATTTACAAGACTAGGATTAAAAAAATCAGAAGTAATGCAGGACGAACATTACGAAGACATAGGTAGACAACTAGGTATAGAGATGACAGTGTATTCTAATGGCCAGGAGACAACAGGATTTGTAGATTCTAACAGTGAATATTTTAACCTTATCAATGCAGCAAGGATCAAGGAAATATCAATTGAAGATGAATATAATACAGATATGTATTCACAGGAGATGAATAAGCAATTGTTACAGATTATTTCAGACGAATTACATAACTACAAAAACTCATACAAACTAGTAGATTTTACAGATATGATTGAGAAGTTTAATGTGTCCGAATTGTGTCCAAAGTTTGACGTAGCTTTTATTGATGAAGCTCAAGATCTATCACCAATACAATGGAAAATGGTAGAGATTATTAAGAAAAATAGTAAATATGTTATATTAGCCGGTGATGATGATCAAGCTATTTATGGCTGGGCAGGCGCAGATGTAAAAAAATTTCAACAAGAAATTTCAAAGAAGGACATAATTTTGCCACAATCTTACAGGGTTCCGCAGTCTGTTCAAAGCATAGCAGATAAGATATTGGACAGAATACCTGACCTAAAAAGAGTGCGTAAACAGTGGAAAGCAAGAGATGAGCAGGGAAATGTAGAGTATATTACAGATACAGATGGCCTTCCATTACACGAAGGCAACTGGCTAATCTTAGCAAGATACAACGACAGACTTACAAAACTAATGCCTGAACTAAAAGATAGGGGTGTATACTTTCAATACAAGAATCGTAAGAGTTACAAAGTATCATTGTTTAGAACCATTCTAAACTATATTAGATGGCAAAAAGGTGAGTTGTTATCTTTGTCAGAAGTAAAAGATGTTTTAGAATGTACAGGTAGTAATTTAAAACCAACAGAAGAAAAGATGTATGACTTAGCAGATCTTACATTTTCAAAAGATACCGAATGGTTTGACGAATTTAATATAGACTACGAAGAATGTTTATACATACGAGAAATGTTACGTATGGGTGAAAAATTATCAAAAGATGCAAGAGTAAAACTATCTACAATACACGCTGCAAAGGGTGGTGAAGCAGATAATGTTTTATTAATTTTAGATAATACAAAAACAATCAGAGAATCAGCTGAGAAAAGTGAAGACAAAGCTGATGAAGAAAACAGAGTGTGGTACGTTGGTGTAACAAGAACAAAACAAAACTTATACATCATGTCAGCACGTAAGGAGGATAGAGGTTATGACATCGAAAGTTTGGGATAAGCAGCACGGCGGGAGCCACTACCAAAAATATAAAATTCAGCCCAGTAAGTTTGTAGTAGAGAATGAATTGCTATATCCCGAAGGTTGTGCTATAAAATATATTATCAGACATCGTGATAAAGGAAAGAAACAAGATTTGTTGAAAGCAATACATTTTATAGAGATGATACTTGAAAGGGACTATAATGAAAATTCCTAAGTTCGAAGCACAAACAGAATGGAATATTCCTACAGAATTTCCTGACTTACGACAAGTAGATGAGATTGCAATTGACCTGGAGACAAAAGATCCAGATTTAATTAAAAGAGGATCTGGTTCTGTAATTGGTAATGGTGAAGTTATAGGTATCGCTGTTGCAACAAAACATTACAAAGGATACTTTCCTATTGCTCACGAAGGTGGTGGCAACATGGATAGAAAGAGAGTCTTATCTTGGCTCAAAGATATATTAGAAGCACCATCAACAAAAGTTTTTCACAACGCAATCTATGATGTGTGTTGGTTAAAAGCTATGGGTTTTAAAATCAATGGTGACATAGCCTGCACAATGATAGCTGCAGCTGTGACTGATGAAAATAGATTTAGATATGATCTCAATAGTTTATCGTGGCATTACCTGGGTTATGGTAAAAACGAAGCTGCATTAGCAGAAGCTGCATCTGAATGGGGTATCAATCCTAAATCAGAAATGTACAAACTACCATCAATGCATGTTGGTGCATACGCAGAACGTGACGCTGAAGTTACATTAGGACTTTGGCAAGAAATGAAAAAAGAAATTATCAATCAAGATCTTGAAGATATATTTGATCTAGAGTCTGATCTGTTTCATTGTTTGGTTGACATGAGATTTAAAGGTGTACGTGTAGATACAGAACGTGCATACCAGATGAAAAAAGAAATGAAGAAAGCAGAACAAGAATTATTACATAAGATAAAAGGTGAAACAAATATTGATACGCAGATCTGGGCAGCTAGATCTATTGCAAATGTATTTGATATGTTGAGACTAGAATATCCAAGAACAGAA